CATGAGATACTACAGATGAACGAAGTGTTGCAGTGTCAAGAAACATTTCGTTTGAAAGCATATTTGCATTCATTCCAAGATAGTGTGTATTGTATGCAAGGGTATCTAAAAGAACGGACATACCAGAACCCTCAAAATTATAATCAGAAAATTCTGTCTGGCCTTTTAGATATGTCTTTAGATTATTTTTAATGTCATCGAAATCTAATTCAGTGACTTGTAATTTTGACTCTGCCATCTTATCTTAATCTCTCTAAAAATATGTTCATGTCTACAATGTCAGAAGAGTTGACTACATAGAATTTAATCTGCACCCTATACTCATTTGCATCTGAATTATCTGTAACTTGTACATCTATTAACTCTGCTCTTGGTTCAAAGTTTTCTACTACATCTCTAACGTGTCTTTCTAGAACACTTGCGACAATTGGTGATACTGGTTCAAATAAAACTGAACGAACATTAGAACCTATCTCTGGATGAAAAGGACGTTCATAAAAGTTTGTATTAATTAAATTACGAACACTACGTTTGACTGCCTCAATATTAGTAAGGCTTGCAATGTCACCAGTGATAGGATGTCTTGCAAGCGACAAGTTAATGTCTTTGAATACTTGTGCATTTCTATCAGAGTCGTTTGTTCTCTCTGCATCACGAAATGCTGTTGGATTGACAGTCATCTATTTCTCCTTATTTGTATTTATAACGAAAACTATAGATTGACATGGGCTCGATTTTTGATATGCTCTTCTGCAATATCTTCTTTCGATTGACCCATGTAACGAACTGCATGATGTTCTTCAATCATCTTCTCATTGACGTTTGTATCGAAACACCATATCTCTCCAAGTATCCTTCCAAACTTACCCTTACCATCCTTATGTGTTTTGAGAGTAAGTCCGCCTGCGTTAGTCCACTTCACAAGAAAGTCTTTTGCAGCCAGTCCATACTTCTTCTCTTCTAAATCTCTGGTTCTAGATTCTGGTGTGTCAATACCGTACATACGAATTCTTTGCTTCAACATCCATACACCAAATCCCAAGTCAATGTCAACATCTACTGTATCACCATCAACTACTCTTACCATCCTACATTTATATTCGTGCATTACGCTCCCCTGCTTCCTACTGGTTTACAGACATACTCGACTGTATCCCAATCTCCATCCATTGGAATAGAAATATATCTTTCCAGCATTACTTTACATTCTTTTTCTTCTTCAAACCATTGAACATCCTGTTCTACGCAATTGTTTCCAGAACATACTGTCAATAGTATATGCCATATTATACTCATGTTGACCATCCTAATCCGCTAAGTGTTTGTCTTTGCCATCCGTAACTTCCTGTTCGTGAACCATTCGGGCCCCACTGTCTCTTTCCACCAATGTCGCAGTGAATAAAGTTTCCACCAGAAGATGCTGGGAAGTAACAACCAAATCCTTGAATACCCTTTGAGGCTGCAATGCGTAAGAACCTTTGTCTATCTGCAACAGAGGTATTACTAAGTCTGACATCAACTGCATTACCTTGTTGATGTTGACTTTTCTTTGCGCCACCCACAGATGCATTGTACGCTGCACTACGATACGCAGAAGTGATTGTTAAAGTTTGACCCCATTCCTTTGCGACTTCTTCCATGATACCCCTAAGTGCTGGATTAATTCTATCATCTGTGTGTGGTAGAAATCTCAAGAGTTGTCCGTCAAAGTCTGTCTTGTCTACGTCAGTATTGTTTGCGTCATCTACCAAGTTTGTATCTTCTTCAGATGCAGCAGGGAAATCGTTTCCGTCAGCCGAAGATGGAATTGGAGCAGGAGTTGTTGATGAACCTGATTCAAATGGTTCATTCAAATCTGGATCAATACCGTTTGCAAGTTCCACATCTCTACCACGAATAACCTCTCTTGCTTTTTCCTCTGTAACATCTACTGTCTCTGGAACACCTGTCGCATCTCTTATAGTCTTAACAGGATTAGGATCAATCTCTGGTGCAATCGCTGGTGTCGCAAGAGATGTTGAACCATTGTCACCAATGAATACAGTAGGTGAACCACTTTCAATTACATTAGAACCATCACCAGCAGAAATACCAGCAGGATCATCACCAGTATCAGCAGTGTCACCTTTGCGAGCTGCGTTTTGAGAACCGCCGGGCGAATTAATCTTGACAGTAGAATCTGATTCGACAGATACTTCAGCAGTTACATCCAAATCATATACACCAGTGATGGATGTTTGTTGTCCTTCACCATATGTTTCCGTAACCTTCTTGGTTACACTTTCAATCTTTGTATCTTCATATACTTCTGTAACTTCTTTCTTTACATTCTCAGTCTTTTTCTGTAGGTATTGTTTTAGTACATCACCCTCTATAGTTTCTGTGAGATTACCCTCAACACGAACAACCATATTCTCTTCAACATGAAGATTGTAGTTTCCTTTTATAAGAGTATTGCAGTTGGAGTCAATAGTTAAATTAACATCGCCCTTGACATAGACATGATTAGAACCTATAGTAACATCAAACTTATCACCAACTACCTTTGTAGTTTTGTTACCGCCTGCGTCAATCTCATAGTACGTTCCGCTTCTGTGTCTCTCATGTATTCTTTCATTCTTTGGTGTGTCATCTACTTCAATGACATGGCCTGATTCAGATTCGTATACATGATTGTATGGATATCCTGCTGCGTAAGGATACTCTGGTTCAGTAAAATCATTTCCTGTGGCGGTTGGAATTGTTCCGACTTCTGCGACTTCTGCCGCACGAACACTCTCGACTAATGGATGGGCTCTTGTCGTATCGTTTGATATTAATCTGTTAGTATCTGGTTCACCTGTACGATTTGGGTATGGCCCAAAGTCTGGTTCATCTCTGTACTGTGTTGCTTGTGACTGTGGTGCATTGATAGAGTTAGGGTCATTAAATCCCTTTCTGGGATTTGGTGCTTCCGCTGGATGTCCAGGCAGTATTCCTAAGATAAGAGGTTCTTGGAAGAAGTCAGGGTCACGCCAGAAACCAAATACCCATTGTCCTGGCGTTATGTTTGGTATCTCGCCTGGCTTTGCATTTGGTGGAAGAACCACATGAGCCCAAGGTAAATCTTGTGTAGGAATTTTAGTTAAGTCATCCGTGTGTGTACCAAAGACACGAACACGAATGCGCCCCATAGTATCAGGGTCATCTCTATCTTCACAGACGCCGATAAACCAATGGAAACCATCTTTGCCCATAAAATATGAAAACATATTATTCATTCAAAAATCCTCTTTGTAGTATTTATACTGCAAAGAAGAATCTATAGAATGGTAGGAAGCTCTTCTGGTGAGTTTATATGGATTGTGTTTACTTGTTTTGATATATGATAATCAAAAGAATATTTATCAATAGTATCAGTGACATAGGTAGGGTTGTGATACTCATGTAGTATCTGTGACTTGTCGTATTCTTTTCTGTGTATCACCACTGCATTCTTATTTGTAGAGATACAGGCATTGAGTTGTGGAAATGTTTCTTCAACATAATCACATATGTCAAAACGCTCACCGTCTGTAGGTATCTCTAGTCTGCATTGATAATTGTATTCAACACGACAAGCAAATCGTTTAGTGATATTCTCAATGATATCAGATTCAAAATTAACGATACGCTTATAGATAAGTAAGCCATTCACTGACTTCTCGTTACCAGACAAACTGTAGACAGTGCTTGTATCAAATAGATTTTTTAATTTAGATTGGACAGTAAGTAAATCCACACCTGTTATGAAAACATATGGGTGTGGAAAATCTTTTATTATTTTTTCTTGTAGTGGATTTATATTTTGATTATGGAAAGTTATAGTTCCATTCACATCAAAGATAAACATTAGACAGTGCCGGGCAAGTCTCTAGTTGTTTCAATGATTTCAAGTACATCATCTTTTGTAAGGAAACCTTTGACGGTATCACCCTCGGCTGTGATAGGAGGCATACAGATTTGACTTTCACCTTTAGACAATGCAATCTCAAACAAACCCATCTTACCACCGTAAGAAGAGTTATGTTTTACAATAGATAGTTCGTATCCATTATAGAATTCAATCACACCTTGGTACTCTGTACCTTTCAACTCTTCATCTTCAAAGAGAAGAAAGTCTGATACAGGTTTTTCTGTTACACCTTCAAA